CGGTGCACTATCCCCTAAACTTACAATATTACCTTTGTTGATAGTCACATCTGTTCTTAAATCGTCTGAAGGACTTGCTACATCATCAAGCGCGTAACTATCTGAAAAAGCCCGCACAAACGTAGCTACACGGCTAAATGATTCGGACATAACTACGTTTTCAAGTGTTTGCACTTTAACGCTATCTCCCATACCACTATGATTCGTGCAATAGTAATGTAACGTAGAGGGAGTCTCGCCCGTAGTTGCAATTCGTGTATAGGCACCAGAAGACCCAGGAGTACCGTTAACGGTTACACCTGTACTATAAGCAGACCCACTAGCATGTGTGCCATTGCCTGTTTCTGAAAATCTAAATGGATGGTTTGAATTACTAGAGTCCGATTGGTCAAATGTATATGTATTTCCAGCAATTAAATGTACAAGGGGGGTAATGACCCCATCGAGGTAGTACTTATTACCCGACCCATAAGAATTAACTCCACTAGCAACGGTTACTGCAAACGTTGTGTCATCAGCTAGTTGTATTGAGGTCTCTGCCCCCATTCCGCTATGGTTCGTACAGTAATAATGTAAATCTGGAGTAGAAGAAGTTACAACTATTTTTGTAAATGCCCCAGAACTTCCAGGAGTTCCGCTTGTTGTAATATTTGTAGTATATTCAGACCCAGAGTTATGGGTTCCATTTGCTGTTGTAGAAAATCTAAGGGGGTGGCCTGAATTACTAGCATCAGATTGATCAAATATGTATGTAAATCCCTCATTTAAAATTAAACCGGCGCTTACTATACCGTCTATGTGATATTTATTTCCCGTGCCATACGAACTAGTACCAGAAGCTACCGTGACCGTATATGTAACCGTGCCACTTTCAGCAGGTATTGGCTTATCTACAGATAGTGCCTTTGCTTCAGATACAGTTGTTGTATCTGATTGTGGCAAGTCAACACTAAATGCAGGTGTATCTAAAACTGACAGAGTATCACTTTTGGCCGGATTTATACCAAGAATTTGTGCATCAGAAAATGATAATGTGTCACTTTTTGCTGGTTCAATACCTAATGCAGGGGCGTCTGAAAGTGTGTTGGTCTCAGCAAATGATGTGCTAAACGCAATCGCTGGTTCATCAGAAAGACTAGGAGCATCACTAAACGCTCTAACATAATCAACAACTTTACTAATAGACTCAGAAATGCCTACTGTATCAGATGCGCTCTTGCTAAAAGCAAGCGTCGCTTCTTCTGATAAAGTAACGGTCTCTGTTCTTGCTGTTTCAAAAAGTATAGCTGGGACATCTGTCAGGCTAATCGTCTCAGCATTTGGGTGCCCAACAATAAAGTAAAGGTTTTTACTGTCAGAATCTAGTTTTACGTCTGCTGCGGTAAGTTGTTGAAAAGCGACAACTTGTCTAAGATCCGTAAAGTCTACGGTGCTTTTTAGGTGTTGAAATAAATTTACAGACTCAGTAGAGTCTGTTTGAATAATCAGCCGTAGCTGTTGGTAGTCTACGGTAAACTTGAATGCCATTAATCAAAGTCGTCACGTACTTTAAACTTAATTAAGTCTTGTACAGTCTGGATATTACCGTCTGACTTAGTAAACTCAATCTCTCCTTCGTACGTACCTGCGGCTGTCCAGGTCCCGGATGGGAACACTAACGCACAAATCCCAGCACTAGCAGGAGAAGAAACAGTAGCAGTAATGGTACTTAAAACAGTAGAAGAACCTACTTTTCTAATCCTTAATTTTACAGTGCCGTTGCTTAAATCAATAGGTGCCCATGTTGAGCTATCTTCTAGATCTAAGGTAGCTCCAGAAGCCGCTGTATTACTGTCTTTTAAATTAAAAGTAAGTTCTGGTAGTGTGTCTCCGACTACTAACTTTATTGTGTCTGAATATGCCATAATTAATTTTACCTTCCAAAATTTCTAGTGTCTAGCTGACCATAAACAGGCAAGTAATCTGCTACACGCCAGTCCCAAGTTATGCCATCATACACCCTTTCTGCAGCTGGCCCCAAGGGCGGTACCCAGAATGGTTTGCCGTACCTATGACTCTCTAAGAATATAGGCAGGGCTAAACTCACTGGGCCTAGCATACCACTTCGGTCTATGATCTCAGTTATATACTGTCCTGTACTCATGCTGTTGCTCTTAAAGTAGTTTACTCCTGGATCGTCGCCATCAATACCTGGCAACAACTCTGCTAGTAAATACTTAGTCAACTCTCTTATTTCTAAACCTAACATAGTTATAGGCAGTAAGATCCCAGCCATAAGCAACAATGGCATCACACCAGCGCCTACGCCTTGGTTTACAAACCCTCTATGTGACTCTTTTAAGGTTGGGAACACGATTGTTTTACCGTAAGCATAGAAGAATGATTTTAACTGCCATATAAGAGCATACCTAGGATCATTAGCATAAGTAGGTCTTTGTGCTGGATTAGGTCTTACGATAGATTCATCTACAAACTGGGCCAACGCTTCATTGACCTTTGTACGTGTAGCATCATCTGCCTTACCGCCTTCCCAAGCCAACACTTCATCTGCGGTGATATTTAGTTCATCTAAGTAAAGTTGAGATGTAGCGTCCCCTTCCTGAGCTTTTCGTGCGTGATTCTGCAGGAATCTTGTGCCCATGCCCGTAGCAAACACTCTAGTAAACTTAGTGTATGCCTCTAGCAATGTGACCCTAAACCAAACATCTGATACATTTTTCGAAGTTTGATTCATAAAGTTCTGTTCTCCAGCAAAGATAAAGAAGCTGGACATAGCATCTACACCGATAACACCAACCTCTCGTGCTAACTCAGCAGCCTCTTGCGGGCTTTTTATCATAGTTTTGATAACGCTAGCCACGTCACTTATCTTAGCTGTACCCCTAGACCTCAATACTGGCCCTGCTGTATCTTGTAAAGAAGCTAGCACAGTAAAAGCTAGCAGAGTAATAATGTTCACGGGAAGTAGTACATTATTCGCTACTTTTAGCCAACCTTTATCTATAGGTGGGGTTTTACCAAACATAGAATCAATGATTCTTTTAGAATCTTCTTGTTGTTCTGGGGTAAGTTGTTCTCTTAATCTGTTTAGCTCTTTTACACCGCCCGACTGTTCAAACTCGTACTTAAGGGCTACTTTATCTAAATATTGTTTTAGAGCTACTTCTGCTGGTAATGCTAAGCCAGAATCTATAAGTTCTTTGTTTGTTACGTTAGACCAAAGTTTTTTCCTTTCTTTCATCATGCCAAGATCTATCTCATCTTGAGCAGTAAACTCTATTTCTCCGCTACCTGTCTTGACAATGTAATTAACTGCTTCTGCAATCTCAGCGTCTTTTGCGGTTGGGTTAGCTTTTTTAAGAATGTTTCTAGCGGTTATTTGTAGGCTCTCGTTCCCTGCTATTTCTGCAACCGCAACTACACGAGGGAAGAAGTTACTTCTAAACTCTACCCCATACCTAGATAAGCCTAGATCTTTATATACGTTGTTCTCTAGATATTCTCTTATCGCCTTAGCTTGTGGTGGTAGATTAGCTGTGTCTACAGTATCATCAGCAGCTAAATCTATTTGCTGTTTTTGTTCTGTACTTAAGGTAGAGTAAATCCAACCATCTTCTACCCCTAATATCTTTGCTACCTCATTAAACATAGCATTTGATCTTCTAGTTTTTAGCGTAAAGATACCCGCTCTGCCTGATTGAGAAACAGATCTAGGGTCTTGATTAAAGAAGTCAGCTATCTGTTCACCAACTGGGCCGTAGTTCCTAAGCCTGGTATCAGCAGTTAGTAATATTTTCTGCAGCCATTTAGGCAAGTTCTTAGTCTTAAATAGTTTACTTGTCTGCTCCATAGCTTTTCGCAACTGCTTATCAGTAAACGTTTCTGGCCCAAGAACCCCTTCAATCATAGTCTCTATGCTTGCTTTTGTTTTATAAGAAACATGCTGGTTTTCTGGGTTTATAAGAGTTTTTTGTAATTCAGCCGCATACTCTTGGAAGGTTTCGTCCATTGCTGTACGCTTTCTAAAGATCTTAGACTGGTCATACATTTTCTTTTGTGATTTAGCTAGGCGCTTGAACCAAGCCTGAGCAGGTTTGTTCATGTTGTCGTAGACTTCAGAATCCGCTTCTATACCCAATTCTTTTCTAATAGCTACACCGAACTGATCAGCCATAAAGTTCTCTATGCCCGTGTCATCGTTTGTGTAGGTAGGAGGCACGTTGTCACCTTTTAGTATTTCTTCGTACGCTTGTAGTATTTTTTTCCTAGTAGCGGGCACTTTTAAACTCTTTTCTAGCTCTTGGAAAGTCAAAGAGTTACCTAATTCTTTTAAAAATGCAGAGTAGTATTGTCCTTCAGAGATGTCTGGATTTGTTTTCATTAAGATAATATCAAAATCTCTGTACTGCAGAGTCATAGCTACTTTATCTGATCGGTCTAAAAGATCTTGTCTTTTATCGTCAAAGTTTTTTTGGTCGATTACGTTTTTAATTCTTGTAGGTAACTGTGAATCGCTGTACCCTTCTTCCGCCGCTACAATGTGTAAGTTTGTTGTGAGCCCTAAGTTTCTAGCCGCTCCAATCATATTAGTAATTATTTGTTTTCTAAAAGGTAGGTTTGCTCTTGCCCTTGTCGTAGGTGCTGGGGTATCTATACCTTTTAACTTATTAATCTTTTCTTCTATCACTTTACCTAAGTACACTGCTGTAACTTTTTGGTATTTTGTGTTGTCCTTAAATTTTGGTTTTGTATTACTTGTTCTTGCTAGATCTGCGTACCTATCTCTGCCCCTGAACTCTTTGCCTTGTTGTTCTTGATAAGTCTCGAACAAATTTCGATCTCGAATGTCCATTTTTACAGCGGAAGTATCTGTAATCTTAGTATCAGTAGGAGCGTCTAGGTTGTACATGCCAGTCTCATCTATAGAAGGTGTAGCTCTTTCTATAGCAATTGTTTGAAGGTCATCTAAGTAAGTTTCTATTGGCACATTTCTATTGATTGCACCGCCCACTCCTTGAAATTGCGGATCGAGAATATCAACGTCTTGTCTATAAGTTATCTGTTCGTTCGTGTCTCTATCTACACCGACCACGTCACGAGTTACTTGTGTAGTTGCTTGCGGGTTATAGGTGCCGGGTTCATTCCTTACATCCGCACTGTTTATAGCAGCTATGACCTTACCTATTTCACTTAGGAACTGCATTATAGTCCTATCTTGAGCTTTGACTATTCCATACAATTCCTTAACTTCGCCTGGTGTCTTTTTAGAATCTTTATCTACTGCAGCATACCTGACACTCAAAGCGTCTTCGGCCCTAGCCGCAAGATCTTCTAGTTCTTGTAAAGTCATCTCCTGCATAGTATTAGCTTCAACATTTTGTATCAAAGGTAAAATATGTGCAGGGCTCATACCAGCGACTAAAGATGTACCCTTTGTTTCATACACTAAATCTTTTAAGGGCACGTTTACTTTTGCAAATCTATCATTTGTAAAAAAACCGCTAGCTAATTTTGGAAGCCCAAATTGTTTTCTTAAGTATCGAACCGCTTTTGAAAAATCCTTAATGTCCTCTGGTATTTTTATTCTAAGAATACTTGCTCCAGGCCCATCCGGTTGAGAGATTATGTCATCAAGAGCTGCTCCTAGTTGTATGTCACTTTTCTTTTTGGGCCCAGACATAACGAACACTGCCTCTTCTTTTACGCCTTGTGGGTAATACTCAAGTTGGAAATTATTTTCTTGTAATATATCTATTGCATCTAACAGAGCTGCGAGTCTTTGCCCAGCTTGGTTTGTGTACTCTTCGGGCTGTCTACGTTGTTTTATCTTAGATAGAGTAGAGATACCCTCTAGTAAAACCGCCATGTCTACGTTTATTGGTTTTTTACTTTTGGCTTCGGGGTTTAGATTCTGTAATTTAAAGTGGATTGGTGTGTCATAACTACTAGACTTAGTTCTTGCGTTCGCTTGGTCTAATCGTATCTGGAGATCCGCACGTATGTTTCTGGTAGTTTCAACATTTTCTCTAGTAAGTTCTCTAAACTGTTCTGGCTCAGGTTTCATCCTTACTATTACATATCTTCTTTCAGTATCCGGTTGTTGAGGGCCCAAAGAAGCATCTGGTCTTTCAGGTGCTACGAAAGTCTCGTCATTAGCAGTTGCTGTTCTAAGCCCACGCAAATCTCTTACATCTACAAATCTTAAAAACCCAATACCGCCTGTTTCTTCTCTTTCTATCTTGGCTTTGTCTCTAAAAGTTTGTACTGCCCTTTTAGATAAAAAAGGTTTCTGACTTTCAAACTCTGCTTTCAAAGTCGGGTGTATGTACGTATTCAACCCAGCAATAGAACGCCCGTCTGCTTTAGGATCACTTTTATCTACCTTAAACCCTACACTTAGTCTGTGCTCTTTTAAGTCTTCCTCGTATTTTTTTACTTTCTTTTTGTTGTTCTTTTCTTTTTCTGTTAGGGGTTTTGGTTTTTGTTTATATCTTTTAGGGTCTACAAACGGGTTTTGTACAGTACCAGAACCAAATTTAGACATAACAACTGGATCTGCTTCTTTTATTGGGGCTTTAGCTTCTCTTTGTGCGGCTCTAAAATCAGCAAGTTGTTTTATATAGGCTTTATCTTTTCTACCCTTTTTAAAGTCTTTTGGGTTTGGTCTTTGTAAATCTAAAACTACATTAGTTCTACTTAAAACCTCACTAACTCCTACTAAAGGTACATTAGTCGCTTCTCTACTACCAAACTCATCCCTAGCTATGCTACTTTCAATAGAGTCTGGTTGTTGCAACAAAGCCCCTTGTTCAGCTATTTCTTGTAATATCCCGTCTAGTTCCAGGGCTATAGTTTGAAAACCCCCTGAAGTCATTCTTTGTAAAAAAGCTCTATCTTCTTTTCTTAGAGGCCCAGCATTTTTTTCTGCATTTATAAGTTGGCCATAGATTCGTGAGTACCTGCGTCTTGCGTTTGAGTCGGGTGTGCCTATTGGGTCTAATAAGTTCTTTGAAGATTGTTTTGGGCCTGAAGGCTGAGGGCTTTTTTTACTTAAGTTTATTGCATTTAAATCTTGTTGAGATTGCTGTTTAGCCGCCTCTCCAGGAGCGGCTGTATCAGCAGTATTTTTAGCTACACGCTCAACTTCAGCTAACTGTTCTGGTGTTAACTCTTGTAGAGTTTTACCTTGTTGTCCATGCCCTGCTGATTGTAATTTGTAACCTGAACTTTTTATATTCGTAGTTACTGCAGAAGGGCTAGAATTAAGAATAACCTCGTTTCCTTGTTGATCAATAACTTTTATTGATCCTGCTTCTGATACAGCTGTTACTCTTGCTTTGTATCTGTTACCAGCAATATCAAATACATCTATCTCATCCCCTACTTTTACATCTGAAGGCGGAGAAATTTCAGCGGGTTCTGTGGTATTTTGTGAATCTTGACCTGTAGTTTGTTGCCTGCCTAATAAAAGCTTACGTGTTTGTTGCAAAAAGAAGACAAGCTCACCGAAGTCAATAGGTAATTTGTATTCGTTTTTAAGGTAACTATCAAACTGTTCTCTTTGAGCAGGGGTTACTCTACCTTTTCTTATATCAATGTTTGCTCCAGTTACGTCTATGTTTATTTGACCTCTGTCCCCTTCTACGCCAGTATCATCATCACTAGTCCCCATCTCAGACATGTCGCTGGTTTCAAAAGCCTCTTTAGTAGCTTTTAGTACATCAGCATCTTTAGGTAATCCTTCTTGTCTAAAACGTCTATGCTGTGCCAAACTTTGTATTTCTATACTGTACCTCTTCGGGTCCATAGCCGCTCTTATTTTATTCATCGCAGCTTCTGCAGCTTCTGCATCACCTTTGACATCTTCCCTAGCAGATTGATACTTAACAAACTCACCTTTTTCGTTATCAAAAAGACCAACTACAATGTCATCTTTAGGGTCTCTAGACCTGCTAAACCCTAAGTTCTCTGCTAAAAAGTCTTCTAGTACTCCAGTGTTATATTTATATCCACTGTCCATAATGTTTGCTAGCCTGCTAGCGGAGCGCTCATTTGTAGTAAAGAAAACGCCTGTAGGCGTAGAAACACTAAACAATTCATTGTCACCGAACATCGCTTCTACTTTCTCTTGTATCTTTGCAAACTCTGCTTTTGACTCTATAGGAACAAACACACTATCGGCCCCTGAGTTTTCATTGCTCATAAAGTCGAATTGTGCTTCTAAAGCTACCGCGCGTTCACCCATAACTGCGCCTAACTTCGCTGCGTTCTCTCGTTCAGTAAAGATACGCATCATCTCGCGTTCTGCGACGCCTCTTTGTGAAAGGTTTCTAGCTTTGTTTATAACTGCAGTACCTGCGCCTAAACCACCACCAACACCAAGCCCACCCATAAGACCAGCAAATAAAGCATTTACTCTATCTATTTTTGCTTGCGCTTTCGTGTAAGTGTCGTCTATTCTGAACTTTTGTTGTACGGATAGCTCTTCTTGTAAAAGTTCGGCAAGGCCCTCGGAAGCAGCAGTAACCGCACTGATAGAAGCAAAATCCTTAAATAAACTTCCTGGAGGGATAGGGTCAAACTTGAATGGGTCTGCGGCTGCGCCCCTTTTTACCCGCCCCGGTCTCTTTAACCTGCCTATGGTAGCTGCAACAGTTAAACCTTCAGCACCAACTCCAGCAATACCAAAAGCGGTACCTTGCAACAAAGAATTAATTGCGTCTTTTTTGCTGTCCATGCCCTGATCGACGTAATCACTAAAAGCTATACCAGTACCCATACGTTGTTCTTGGGTAAATGCACCTAAAACTGCGCCTTGGGTAAATCTTTTGCCACGTAGGTTAGAACGCATGACACCGTAGATGGTGTCTAAATCTTGAAGTTCTCCTTTTGAAAATTTATGTAGCGGCTTTTTATTAGCGTTGACCCTAAGTTGATTTTTGTATGCTCTACTTAAAAGGTCTTCTACTTCGCCTTTGTCGATCCCAGCTCGAGTTGTTTGTAACGCCTTTACGCTACCAGTTACGGCTTTTCTTCTAGCAGCCGTCCCAGCAGCTGCAGCCCCTAGTAATGCAGGTGTTGCTGTACCACCAGATAGTATTGTACCACCAGCCACAACGCCCCCCACAACAACAGCTTCAGCTAAACTTGCAGCCAGTGAAGGTATAAATTGTCCCGTGGCAGACGCAAAGTTCAGCATAAAATCATGCACGTCGCGTTCTTCCAATGCGCTAGCAAAGTCTGACTCAAGTCCTCGTAAAGGTATGCCAGCTTGATCTTCTAAAAAATCTGCTTCACGTACTCGGTTGCGGGCAGATACATCATCCCCACGAAGTGTGTCTATAGCAGCTAAAAAGTTTTGATTTTGTGCGGCTATGTTTGCAGCACCAGACTCAATACCGGCACCGAACGCTTCTCCCAACGTATCTATTTTTTCTACATAAGTTGCATCAGGAGTTGCACGTCTGCCGGCAGTTTGTACGAAAGTAGTTTTGGTAGCGTCAGGAGTCTGTTTAAGCTTGGCAATTGTATTACTGTCAACTGCCACGTTTTAATCTCCGCGATATGGTTTTATAAATTGACTTACTTCTATGTTGGTTGCTAAATCATTAAATGTATCAGTAAACTCTTTGCCTTCTATAGCGTTGCCGACTTGCCTGCCAGAAGAATCCACAAACACTATCTTCTTAAGTTGTAACCCGCCGCCTGTTTTTTCTTCGTATATACCACGCGCAGTGTTAACGATGTCTCCAAGTGTTTGGTCTTGGTTTGCCCTATCGGTGAATAACTTGATAAAGAAGTTCCTGTCGTCTGCTCCTCTATTCATCATCACACTATACATAGCTTGTCCGATAACAGTTCTCATACCATCAACCATCTGTGTAGATAACAACCCATTTCTCTGTGCGTTACTAAACTTATCTATCATTCGCTTGAAGTGAATGTTTCCTTCATTAGCAGTTATATCGGTAATCTTGCCATCATCATAAAGAGCCTCTGTAAAGTTAACAAAGTCTTTGTCAAATGCCTCATAGGCATCTTTGACAGCGTCATTAGTTAATTTAGCACTTTCTATTCTATTGTTTTGGAGTTTTAGTTTTAGCTCCTCGTTAAACTTCCTACTTGTTATATTGAAGGATTGTTCTTGTAACCTGTTTACACTAACGTTCCCAGTTTCTAGTAGATTTAAACTTTCCTGGAACTCTTTCTGGAAGTCGCCGCCTGCAGCTACTGCTAAGGCTGCAGCTATTTCTGCCCTATTTATATCAATCTCATCATCATATTCTGGCAATGTTCTCAAGTCTTCTGGGTCTTTAACATTATATTTACGGAAAATCGCTCTGGTTTTATCTACAGTAGATTGTTCTATACCCACCTCTTTTAAAAGACTTTGATTTTGTTCTATAAAAGCAAACAATTGTTCTGGGGTAGCTTGATAAGGCATTGCAACATTTGATTCTCCTATACGTGTTAGAAGGTCTTGTCGTTTGTCTTGCGCTATTTTTAAATCGCCTGCAGCCTTAATGTTTTCTTCGGTAGGTTCAGCACGAGTTCTAATGGGAACTTTGCTATCCATTCCTTCTCCGGACATACGCGAAGAAATTGAGTCGGGCGTTGACGCTTTTCTTAGGGTTTCTATTTCAGAGTCTACTTCTGTTAAATCTTGTCCTAGTTTTGCCCTGTAAGCATCTAACCCTTGGTTAAATTGGGTTCCTAAATCAACAATCATTTGAAAAGCAGAAGCTGGGTCTAGGTCCCCTGTCTCTACCAGTCCTTCTATAACACCCACTGCTTGCGGAACACTACCCGCTTGTTCTATTTTTTCGGAATTCGAAAGTTTTTTATTTGCCTCAAGACCAGCTAAAGTTAGTATCCCCTGCGCTCTGCCACCAAAAGCTTCTCCGCCTGCAGTAATTCTATCTGCTTTGCTTTGTAAAATAGTATTAACCATAGTACGAAGACCCTCTCTATTAGTTGTCATAACAATATCTTGTGGGTCATTACTAAACCCAAGGGTCTTTGGCACAATGCCCTGTTTGCCTTGTATCTCAAAAGTTATACCAGCGGGTCCTTCTCTTAAGCCTACTATTTTCCCTTTTTCTTTTTGTCCACTATTTATATCAGTGTATGTAGTTGCAGTGGGGCTAGCATTTAAGATATTAACTATCTTCTGTATCCCATTCTCTTCCTCAAACAATTGATCAAACTTAACATCATCTATCTGTGCGTACTCATCATTATCTTTGATATTTAAAAGGTCTATATAAGGTGACACGCTTTCTAAAAGTACTTTAGCCTCGCGATCATTTCGCTCTGATATGCTACTGCCTATAGAGTAGGCTCTTTGTATGTCTGATAAAGTTGCCATATTAAATCTGGAACGCAGCTAATATACTAGCTGCCATATTACCCATTTGAGAAGCATAATTAGCTTTCGCTTGTTTGTATGCTCCTCTCCTTTGCACTTCGCCTTGGGCCGCAGTGCCTAGCCCTTGTAAAGCCCTGGCGTTAACGCCTTGACCTATGCCGATCATTTCTTGCAACAGCGCTTGGTTCATGGCTCTTTGCCTAACTCTAGCATTATTTACCGTGTTAGCTAAAGATAGAGCTCCGCCTCTTTGTGCGGTCCGTTGCTGTTGTTGAAGTTGTGCTTGAGATAAACCCGCGCCGCCGTAACGTTCTAGATTACGTTTTTGTATGGCCGCAGCTATTCTTCTTTGCTTCGCTGCATTCACTCTAGATCTATCTATGAGAGTAGTATCGTCGGTCTTACCTAACAAACGTTTTTCAAACTCTCTAAAATTTTCTACGTAGTCGTTATAATCTTCCCTAAGAATATCAGCAAAAACTTTATCGGGGTTATCTACAGGCGCTAATCCCCCCGCATAATCTTGCTGAGCGGGCTTGATAATACCTTCTATTTGACTCATTATCGCCATATTTTATTCCGCTATGTTGGTGTCCCTTTCCCTATACTTCGTCCAAATATTATATCGAAAGGATTGTCACTCACGTTGATTCTATCTTCTTGCTCCGCCATTTCATTGTAAATGTTTGCAGCTCTATACTGCCCGACGTTCTGACCTGCTTGCTTACCTAAAGTAGTAAACATCCCTATACTACCGGCATCACGGATTCGTCTAGCTTTAGCCCTATTTAAAGTGTCAGTAGTAGCTATCTTAGAAGCTAAAGATAAACCAGCCTGGGTATCAGAAGCCATTTTGTTAGTAAACTTCATGCCCGTAATTTGATCACTTAGCCCAGCCTGAACCCCTTGCGTTGTACCCTGCAGTAGTTGGTCGGTGCCAGCTGAAGCCATGTCAGCTTGTGCATCTACCGATTCGACCGCACGTCTATTTGGGTTTGTAGTTAGAGCTTGCATGGTATCAGCCACAGCTACACCTTCTGCCCTGTCAACAAGACTGTCTGCCTCTATTTCAACCCTTTCTACAAATTCTTTTTGTTTGGGTAAAAATTCTTTCTTGAAATAATCTTTCTCAGCTAACGCTATGGAAGCATTTATTTTTTCTACTTCACTTGGCTTATACTCTGACTTCTTAGGTTTTCCCACTTTTAACCGTTCTCCTATATATCCTTGTATCAGTATGCCAGCCTTTTGCTATTGCATACGGTTCCAATTCAGGTACATGAGATTGCGCTTCTATGTACTTACAGTCGGATTTCCTAGCTAACTCTTCAATCCAATCTTGATGAGACAGCCACTGATGTCCGCCCTTATCATAAGTATACGCTAACCACATATACAATGTCTTGTCTTTTGTGTACCTATCTACGTCTATAGTAAGTACTAAAAACCCGACTGGTGAGGTAAATAAAAACGCTCTTTCATTTACACAATCACTATAAACATCTTCGGGAATAAAAGTTAGACTTGGATTGTCTGCTAATATACTTTCTATGCCAGGCTTAATAATGTTCCACGTGGAACGTATATCAGTAAGCACTGGTTCGACAAAGTCATTAGTAGTCGATCTCCTTTCCGTATCTTCCATAGCGCCTCCTTGGCCTACCTATTCCTTTGTATTTTACTGTTCGTTTTACACCCAGGTCCCCGCCTCTTGCACGAAGTTCTGCTTGTACTATTTCACTATTAAACTGTGCTAGGTATTCCCTAGCTGCGCCAATGTCTGTCCACTCTCTGTTAGGCATGCGAAGTAATCTATACAAAGAACCATAAACAATCGCATCTCTATACTGGTTCGAGATTGTGCTGTCAATATTATTGCTGGTCCTAGTTGGTTTTAAAGCAACACTAGCAATAACTTCTTTTGTTCCGCTTGGAACAGGAACAATCCAGAATAAACTAGAAGATTTTTGTAGGTAAACGTGCGGACTGCCTGTTCTATTTCTCCAGTCTGGGTAATTTAACTCTAAGCTACGTGGACTTATGGGGTCCATGTCGTTCCCATCGTGCGTCATATATAAAACTTGATGCACTTCTGTAGCTACTGGGATATCAAAATCATACTCATACACCCCCGCAGTTGTATTAAAAGGGTCCATGTCTAGTATGTAAGCCTTTGACCTTTCGCAAAATTCTATAGTTGCAGATCGAATGTGCTGTTCAACTAAAGCATCTGGGCACAGTGGCACGTAAGGTAAGATGTCTTTTACTAAAGAAGTATAAGTTGCCATGTTATGCGCCGCGTACCATAGGTGATACAGATCCTATATTAGCGATTGGATCACTGTTAGGATCTAATAATAATTGTGCTTGGGCTCCCTGTCCTACGCTTGCTTGGAAAAGCTGATAATGTGTACCTGCCCGTTGTGCATTTCCTGCGTACTCTGCGTCTTTTAGGTAAGCTCTGTATAGCACGAAGTCTACTATCGCGTTAGCATAGGTATCATCTATATCTATAGTGTCGCTGCCTTGAGTTAAATCAGTAGGCGACTTCGAATAAACTATTTCTAAGAAAGTGCTAGTGCTAGATGCTCCGGGATAAACATAAAAAACCCGTGGGTCATCGTCATCGAAAACATAATTTTTAACAGTGGTCCCGTGGGTAGAAGATCCTGTTGCGTTAGGATCGTGCCAGTCCGGGTCTTGTGCGTTTAGAATATCCACGTTTACTAATCTAACCGCTCTTTTACCAGTTGCACCGCCAGAAGCATCAGACATGTTTCTAGTTATCTTTATCAAACGCAACCCTTCAGTAGGTATAGTTTGCCTAGTACCTACTACTAAAGCTACATTGGCTGTTTTAGCAGAAGCTTCAGGCCTAAAATTAACAATTTCTCTTTGGGCATCGTTGATATAACGACGTAATTCAGCGTCTGACCAACGGACACTGGTGGTATCTTGCAGAGTATCTCTTATTCTAGCTAATAAATTAGTCTCTGTTAGTGTGCCCACGTTTCACCTTATTAATGTAGGCAGTTTTCTATTTCTTCAATCAGAGTAGATTTTTTCTTACGTCTATCTAATTCAATTCCGATAGAACGGCCATATTCTTCTAGTTCAATTTTAGTCATGCTTTTAAGATCAGGCTTAGGCGTTTCTACAACTGCCTCTTCTTCTATTGAAATTTCTTCTGTGATTGGCGCTTCTTCTACAACCGGAGCTTGTTCTACTACGGGTTCTGGAGCTTTCTCAACTCCGCCTTTCACTTCTGTACACCCTTCTTGCAAGCATAGTAAACCTAAGTCATCACCGACTTGTTTTGGTTCGTTTGCTTTTAAGTGTACGACTGCGCCCCAGGTAGAGGCTATTGACTTATCTTCGTTTGATACTATCCACATAATTTTCTCCTAAATATGGGTGACTACTAAATAGCCACCCATACAGAATAACACGATTAGTATGCTACATCCAATCTAATAACACCGAAGTCCTCATCCTGTCCTGTGACATCTGAGTTGTACTTAGGCTTCTTAAGACCGAATATCTTACCAATTGAGATACCGTTTTGGTTTCCATAGTCGAATGTGTCTTCTACTATTTCAGGGATACCAATGTCAGCCATAGCTAATGCTTGAGCACCGCAGAATAAACATGCAGAACCATTAACATCAGCGTTAGCGCCCCATTTGTATCCAGATGAACCAGCATTTGAAGATGAACCAGAAGTTGCACCACTTGTGTTAAACACGTGTCTGAACTCATGGATCATCACACCATCAACCATTAGACTTGAAGAACCTGAGAACAAGCTTGACTGAGGTCCTCTGATACCAGCTTGTCTTACGTTAGCAAGGAAGTCTGAATCAAGTTTAAGGTCAGCCATTACTTGTGGGGTCACGAAGAGATGGAACATCTCATCATTACCCGCACCTCTTAGTCCTCTGATGTACTGATCTTTAGCATAAGCTTTTAGATCAACGATAGCGCTATAGCTTAGTTTGTCAGCTGCAGCAACTGCAGTAACATCACCAGCAACGATACCGTTTGTAGCATCAAATCTTCTATGTCTATTAGAAGTTGGAGCAGTTACATCACTTGAAAACTCTAAGTCGTTTAGGTTTTGACCTGAAGTTAATGATGCTCTTAGACCACCATTGTTCTTAAGGTTATATCCAATACCACTTAAAGTAAGGAATGCTAATTGGTCCATTCTGTCAGCCATTGCATAAGCAAGAGCATCTCTTGAATGTTCCCTGAAGTTCACAACTGATTTTTGATCAGCCAGTCTACCAGACAGTCTGTTTGCAAATCTCAATTGATCAATTTGTACGACGATGTCGTACGCTCTTAACGCCTCTTCATTACCTTCGAGAGTGTTGTCTCCAACAATACCGTCACCAGTCATGTCGGCAAGAAGTGTTAAAACAGCTCTTGCTCCCTTTTCTGATTGGGTAAGCTCAGATATTCTCTGAACCATAGCGTTAGATCCGCTACCCGCGAATTGGTTAATGAAGGACATGTTTCTAGCTACACGCCAGAAGTCTCTAGACCAGATGGTAAGTTGTTCACTGGTCAAAGAAGCAAAGTTAGTATTTGCCATAATAATGTCTCCATTAAAAATTAATTAACCAGTCGACTTATTGGAGCGACTATTTGTCCGTATACCCTTTGTCGTTGGGGTTACGCTCTCGTTTTGGTACGGGTTACGAACCCGGCCAGTTTTACGCCCTGTGCCGGCGAGAAACGCTTTTTACGGACACGACCCCGGTAAGATATCGCTCTTACGTGCGAACTTGTTTAATTTATACCACACTTTATCCGAAATCACCACGCATTCTTTTCAAAGTTTCTTCAGGCAATGCGGCAAATTCTTCACTAGATAGAGTATTGATATCAACTTTCTTATCGGCTTTGTTTTGGCCTTTCATAGCTGGCGGTTGTTTTTCCGCTGCCTCTATCTTTTTGTTGGTATTTGCAATCTTTTTCTTTTTAACTATTTCTTTTTGTACAGGATCAACCTTCGGAGCTTCTTGTACAGCGGGTTTTCCCATAATTAAATCTACAGCTTTTTGCAAAGCGTCTGCGCCTAAGTAGCCTTGAGTCATATAAGCATCTCTTAGTTCTAGCACTTCATTTGTTTTGTCTTGATCAAAGCTTGGATCTGCTTGACTTAACATAGGGTACATAGCTTCAAGTTGTACAGCTTTGGTTTGTAGATCTACCATCTCTTGGTTTTCAGTAACGGTCTGTCCCATCTTAGCTTGCATCTCAAACATCATTTGTTGTTTTTCTGCTTCTCTTATTTCTTTTCTAAGTTGGGTGGCTTTTTCGCTTTCGCCTTCCATAACTAAAGTTTGGTATTCGCTTTCTTTAGCATCAAAGTCAAACTCAGGTGCTTCTTTTACGTCTTCTACTTTAGGAGCTAGCGCTTCATCTAGTTTTTTCTGAAGAGCTTTTTGTTTGGCTAAAACTTCATCAAACCTAGATTTAGGAATCATCGGTTCTTTTTGAGCAAGTCCTCCCTCATCTGACTTCTCAGGTTGTTGTGTATCTCCCTCATCGTCTGCCAATACTGTTTCTTCTCCTGTATCTTCTGCGACTTCAGGCTCAGGTTCAGTTTCTTCCTCTTCTGTTTCCTCTTCAGGCTCTTCAGGTGATTCCTCTTCAACCTCGACTTCATCGGTTTCCTCCTCTTGAGTTTCTTCTTCAGTTTCTTCTTCTGTTTCTTCCTCGACCGGATCATCGAAGTTTAAATCAACTTCAAAACTTTTTGTATCTTCTTCGGTCTTTGGATCAGCTCCAGGCATCGTGTCAAGCACGACGTCTTGAGTGTTTTCAGTTTCGGGATTCTTAGCCATTATTCAGTACCTCCTGTTGTGTCTAAGTTTCTAAGAGCTTCGACTGCCATCTTGGATGCCGCCGCTGTATCACTCTGTTCCTTACGCATATCATTTGTCAATGCTGACAATCTCTCACGTAAATCGAGTTCCTCACGTTTAGTTTGCAGTTTACTCTGTAACTCTGCAATCTTCAACTGTGGTTCAGTTTCTATTTGATCTACTTTAGCAACATTCACAGCCGCCATTGTTTGTATGTTTGCTACTTCTGCTTCTAGTTTAGCAATCTCAAGCTGCGTGCTTCTGATCTGCGCTTCCATTTGGAACTTCTGCATCTGTATTTGTTCTGGTGATAAAGGTCCGGTGCCTTGCATTTTTCTTATTCTATCAGCAACATCTGCTTTACGTGATAGGTGTGAATACTCAACAATCATATCATCCGGTATTGGCACTCCAACCTGACGTAAAGATATGGCCTCAGCAAACTGCATCTCGTCAAAGTTATCTCTAGCGGGCGCACTTGATACTACAACATCATACTCGCCTAGTTGTAAATCATTAATTACCTGTCCCTCTGGGGTCATTTGATTTACTCTTAATTCTTTTCTTGGTTTGTACGGATCAGACTCATCAGTGATTTGTATAACACGTTCTTCTGTATAGTATCCTTGTACTAATCCTAAAATAGCTTCTGCTAAATACTGTCTAGACTTAGCTAAGTTAGTAAGAGGTACTTGCAAAAGCATAGATCCTCTGTTTTGTTTTGCTTGAATAGCTACACCTGATACTTCAGCACTGTCTTGGCCTAACATCGCGTCTGTAATACCACTTATTTGTTTAATGTTTGCTGCGGCTTTTTGCCCTAGCCTGTCTAAACCTGTAGGTATTTGGTTAGGTGGTATCTTTGCTGGTGGTGTAGAACCACGATTAAACTCTAATACTAACCCAGTTTCTGCCCCGTGTTCTTCCAGGTCATCCGCGGTCATGCCCGAAAGTGAGCCGTTCTCTACAATCCATCCACTATTTGCTGTGGTGTTTACTATATGCAGCTCTTGAGAAGTAATCTTGTTGAGCTGTTCTTGCGGGGACAATAAGTTTCGGACCATACCGAACGGCTTACCTCTTCGAAAATATGGAAAATAAGGCACGATTGTAAAATGTTTATATGGAGACCAATCATCAAACAATACAACTGTATCAGCTGTGACAGTCCAACGTACTTTCCTAACTGTTTTAGATAAAATGTCTAAACCGTATTGATCAGCAAAGGTTTCTCTTTTCTTTTTAGACCAGTTTTGTGGCACATCTCGCATGTCACCTGTTACTGGGTCTAAGTAATACATACAATCTTTGAGCTTGTAATACTGTCTTTCTATAACTCTTATTGACCTGAGCATTCGTGCACTGTCAGGATCCCCAGCGTATTGTTGTCCGTAGTTATATTCGTCGGTATCTCCGTACCTTTCTTCTTCAAACTCCATAGAGTCAGCACCCAACGTGGTACCTGTCTCTGCTAACATTCTTAATTTATCTGCTTTGTCCTGCCCGTAAGTTTCTTCTATCTCGTCAACACTCATCCACTTGGTTTCGAATATCTCGTTCCAAGTTCTTGTGTCGTAATGTTTTGCGTCTGGGTCAATTAAAATATCAAGTGGGTCTTTCGCTTCGATTCTAACTTCACCTTGTATGTGATCAGAGAAATCTATCCGCACATCGAAGTAACCTCGATCTTGAATCAACCCATCAGAGAACACTTGGTTCTCAATCCACTCTAACTTATTGTTATCTGCTATCTGTTGGTAAACTTTTGTAAGAACATCCGCCACTTCTTGATTACCACCGCCCCTAGGCTTGAATGTTATGTCTGCTTTTTTCGTGCTTTGTTCCCCGAGCACGGCATTGATTGTAGGAAGGATGGTATTTATAGTAAGAGCCGGTCTGCCTTGATCATCGAGTTCTTGCATATCGAACTCATCCCATTGATCTCCGCGATAGTACATGTCGCATTTTTTAGCCATCTGGATATACTCATCATGGCCGTTATCTCTTGCACGTACGTAAGCGTTGAATTGATTTTTTGCTAGTGTAAGTTCTTCTCCCTTATCTAACTTTTTCTTAGTTTTGTTTCTGTATGCCATACTATGCGCTCATTGCGGACTTTTTCTTCGGTCCTTTTGCTATATATCTTAACCTATCGCGCCACGAAGGTACATGCTCCGGCGCCTCATAAAAAGTTGCGTACTCAGTCATCATTAAACCTACCCAAGCCAAGGCATCAACTTGGTCATCGTGCACGCCGTTAGGGAAACGTAAAAGCTCAGCCACGAGTGGGCCTGTCCAAACTGCGTTCTCTGGAAGAAAAACTCTTCCCTGTTGCATTCTACCTTGGATAGCCCTAGCTCTTGCCTCTTTGTCACGTCTACCTACTTTTAAATCTTTAAAATATGCAGAATGTAAATTACGTTCTGCTACACGCTTCTGTAGAAAAGGACCAATAGCCATTTCTATATGCCCCTTCTCTATGCCAATAACTCCTGGTCGCCATTGCTCATAAAAATCTAGAATTTTTTCAACTAACTCAAAACCGTCATACCTGCCGCGGATAACATCAACGACAAACATATTGTCATACTCGTCAATCCCAACAGTCATACCTACTGAGTAGTCATTCCGATCTCTTTGACCGATAGCCAAATCCCAAGCAGTATAATATCGAAGTCTATCATAATCTAAGTCGGGTGGGTCATAATATTGAATCATGTCCCTAGTAAAATAATCACCTTCGTCCGACACTGGGTTTTGTTGATACAAAGCTGTCCAGTCTCTAGGTCCGATTGCTTTCTGTATTTTTTCTAAAGATTCTATCGTGTAACGTTCCGGGTGTAGCGGATCGCCTTCTTTTCTAAACTCTTCGTCCTCTTCAGCGAGTGCTGGGTACTTAACAACTTCCCAATCATCAGCACCGTTCTCACTGGCCATTAAAAGTCTGCCCGCCAAATCATCATCGTGCCATCTTGTTAAAATAACCAGAATACCGCCACCGGGTGCTAGACGAGTATACGCTGTCGAGGTATACCAGTCCCAGGTCGCTTCGCGATTGTTTTCAGATTCTGCGTCTTCTCTGTTTTTTATTGGGTCGTCGATCAAAAGAATATGCGCACCTTTACCGGTGATACCACCGCCGACACCCGCTGCAACATAACCGCCGCCTTGTGTCGTTTGCCAGGACTCTACTGATTGAGAATCTTTATCTAATCTTGTGTCTTCGAATACTTTTTTGTAACTTGGCTCTCTAAGAACTTGTCTAACTTTTCTCGAGAAGCTCATAGCCAAAGATCCGGAATAGGAACAACTAATAAACTCATGATCGGGGTTACGTCCGAGATGCCAAGCGGGAAAAGCAATACTAGCCAAGGTAGATTTACCATGCCGCGGGGGCATGAACAACATTAATCTAGGGGAGTTTTTGTTGGCTACGTCTTGGCTAAATTTTTCTAACCTTTTACAGATATCTTTGTGTACCCAACCCGCTTGATAGTCCGGATTAAATTTTTCTACGAAAGGTAGCATGCGTTTTCGTGACAGAATACGCTTCGCCAGCTCTTGTTCTGCACGTAACTGTGCATTATTCGCTGCTTTTTCCTGTTTTTGTTGTTTTTTAGGCTGTGGGAGTTCGTCTGCTTGGTCGGCCGCGCAGTAAACACATAATCCTTTTGGTAATACGAGGTTTTCTGCTAAAAGTTTCTTGCACTTATAGCATTCGACCTTAATAAGCTCCGTCACGCTTAATAACGGTAAGTTTTTTTCTTCTTAGTCGCTTTTTTCTTTTTCATAGCCGGCTTTTTAGCTTTTTTTACCGACTTTCTAGGGTATCCTTTTCCATATCCCATATCTTTCTCCTTTTCCCAGAACAAAGGTAAGTCTTTGCCCAGTTTTTTCTCTTTGCTAATATGCAAACCTACATAAATAAACAGTGCTATAGCAGTTAACAGTACAATTGCGATAACTGTGTTTAGCACTTCCATCTTCTGCGCGCTTGCCTCAACCTTGAATTTGGATTTTTTGCTGCTTTTGGGAACTTTTTCATTTGCCCCGCACTTCTAGCGCAATAAGACTTACGTCTTTTCGCTGCTTTTGATCCTTTTTTAACTTTTCCTGTTACTGCTGTCTTAAGTTTAGAGCCTGGGTTCAGTCTTCTATAGGCTTTTACACCTGCTTTAGTCATCCCAGCGCCTTTTTTAGTTGCCCTAAAGTTCTTTTTGTTTCTGGCGGGCATTTTACTTCTTTTTCTTGGCACGGGTCCTCCTTCTTGTAGTAGGCTTTCTCTTCCTAACTATAGTTTTTACGTTACGAGGCTTCCCGCCTGGATTACCCGCTGCTCTTTTTCTTTTAACTGCGCTTCGTCTTTGTGCTGCAGTCATACTCCGAGCTTTTGATCTCGGTACACATTTTGGATATTTACGTTTGCTTTTGCCTTTTTTAGCAGACTTCCTACCACAGGCTTGAAACTTGCCCTTTTTCTTTGGGGCACCGATATCAACCCAATCGCCTTTTGGTCCTTTACCGAACCACGCGGTTAGGCCACCGGTAGGCTTAGCCATTATCTATACCCACCACCGCGTTTTTTATAGGTTCTAACCAACCAACCATTGGCATATGCAGACGGATAGACCTTAAACTTACGTTTAGCTTCGGCTTTTACCCTTGCATATAAACTTGGGTTAGTAGGTGTTGCACCTTTCCTTTTACTACTCTTCTTTCTAGTAGTTTTTCTTTTTGCTGGCATTTTTACCTCCTGTCTTTGGTATGCTTTTGTACCGATTCATTTTCTTCGCGAATTTTTTCATGTTAGGGTGCGGTGCGTTTATGCCTTTTGTACGCATTACTTTTTACCTTTTTTGACTTTTCTCTTTTTGCCCTTTTTTATCGACATCTTGCCAGGCTTTTGATTAATACAATGCATTACTTTTTGCCTCCTTTTTTCTTTTTCTTCTTTTTAATAATACCTCTGCCCATAAGAATATCGGCTTTGGTTATTTTTCCGTCTTTATTAAGATCGGGGAAACTTTTCTTGCGTTTCTTTTTAGTAGCTTTTGCTTGTTGGTGATATTTAGTCATTATTATTTCCTTGGGGTTCTAAATATGATTTATCTACGCCAGCTAGTTTTAGAAGCTCGGCGTCCGGCAACCGTTCTAGTTGCTGGATCTTGTCTACATTAATATTGACCTGGGTCGCTTGTTCAGGAGCGAATAACCCATGCAGTTTACATAGAGAGTCGACAACGTTCTTTTCTTCTGTGGCGGTGGCCGATTTTCGGTGGGCCTCAAGATACATGGTGGTGGCCGTGTTTCGATCGAACTTAACCTCTTCACGCATCTCTTCTCTAAGATACTCAACTGCTTGTTGGATTTTTGGTTTCTTAAAAACCTCGTACACATGATCCATGTTACGGTAGCCTGCCGCACGTCCAGCGGCGGCTTTACTTAGTCCTCTTAAATGGAACAAAATCAACCTTTCTTCTTGGACAGAAAGCTCGGACAGTTTTACCCCAGCGTATGGGTAATGAGACTGAAGTTCAATTCTATCTTCTTCGGTGACTTGCATTTCTTGATCTGCTACAAGGCTCATATCGTAAGCATATCTTATTTGTGGATAACTTGTAAATTTTTTGCGGGAAAATTTTTTGTAGAAATTTTTTTTGAAAAAAGTTTTCTATACCGCGTTCGCATTCCCCCTCCCCGCTGCCAGCGACCCATACCCGACTCCGATTCGCATCCAGATCTAGTTTTTTGTTTTCGACTCTTGGAACCTTGTATCAGTTTTATGTGGTCGAGCTACAGCAGGTCAGACAAGCTGACTTTCCATATAGGTTTGTGAAGAGAGTAAATGGTTTATTCTCAGTAACTAGCTAAATAGGAGAACTAATATGGCTAAACAAAACTATGAAACCAGCTTTGATGTTGACACCATCGAGGCTCAAAAGGATAGAGCATTATCTGTATCTAAAGCAGGTAATCTCAATCTAGACGCTAAGGTAGCTAACCCTGACTTCGATAAGAAGGCTAAGAAAGGCACACCTGAGAGCTATGCAATGACTAGCATCAGAGACTGCTTTGACTTCTTCTTGTTGAAAGAGGACGGCTCGGTAGCGTTCAAGGTCAAAGACCATATCAATCTAGCTGGCGGTACAGCTGTCACTGCTTTTGCTAGAGAATGGACTCCAGAGAGCAACTAATGCGACTGGCGTTCTATCTTGGTCGAGTTACTAGAGGGGCAGTGAAAGCTGTCCTTCCAGTAGCTAAGTGGACGGCCCAGCAAGGATCCACTATTGTATCCGAGTTCAATCGGGGTATTACTCATAAACCTACTATCATCGCAACTGATGAGAGCTACGAAGAGCATGTATCTAGCTTCGAAAAGAAACTAGACGCTGTCGACGAGGAAATCAGAAAAGAGCTAGCTGAAGAGCAAGTCCAACCTGAGCTTCCCGGCATGAACCTTCAACAACCTACGAGGGAATCATGAGTAGTCATACCATACCTGAGTCTATCTGGGCTCAGGTTGAACATTGGAGAAACTAAATGGATATCGTAACCATTGCAGCAATAGCTGTTCTTATATATACGGTTATCGGGGCGGTTATCAAACTAACCCTAATCGCAATATATCTACACTTTGTCAAAGCTTATTTATACTCTGGCAATTCATCGGTCAATTCAGACCAATTCAATTCTAACTTAACATACTAGTTAGCCATTAGGGGCGTCTTCGGGCGTCCCTTCTTTTTTTGTGCTAGTCATCCGCCCGCTTCGCGCCCGGAACCCAGCCAGACGAGGGGGACACCCCCTTCGAACCCCCGGAGAACTACTATCATGCCTGCCTATTACTACTATCATCACGAGCGTATGCGAGTGTGCCCGCATGCATATGCCAATCTTGAATCTGGTTCCACGTGTTCCACGGACCTTTGCCGATGTGGAACCGTTTCATGG